GAACCAGAGAAAGTGTTTGAGTCGGGGACTGAAGTGACAGCCGAAAACGATGATGGACTGCCGTTTTAGATATGCCTAGCCGTCAGGGACGGAAAGGTTATCGTGGGGAGGTCGAGGTCGTGGAAATGCTTCGCGACCTCGGCTTTACTGCTGAACGTGCCTGGGGCTCGGATGGCCGGGCTATTAATACTTATAGCGATATTGATGTCAAAGCCACGAAAGGCGATTTGACGCTGCTGATCCAGGTGAAACGCAGGAAAAAGATTGCGGACTATTTGAGTTTTAAAAATGCGGATATAGTAATGGTGCGCCAGGATCGCAAACCATGGGTGTGGATAATTAAAAATAAAATAATGGGAAGGATATTAAAATGCAGCCAAAACAAAAAATGATACATATTGTTGGCACCGCTATAGAAAAGGTGCTGCGCAAGAAATCGACAGAGCAAGTTAACCTGGCCAGCGAATCTGCCAGGTATGAGATCGCCAGTGAAATACTGGATGATGTATTGCGAACAATTGAAAAACCAGAATTTAAGGAAGGAGTTAAAAATGGAAGTAAGTAACTGTTGTGGAGCAGTCTTTTATGAGCCAGGCTGGCCAGATAATGATATCTGCTCATGCTGTCGCGAACATGCTGGTATGGTTAATGAAGAAGAGCCGTCAATCGAAGTGATCGACTTGGATAAAGAGTTCGACTGGTCAGCGTGTAAAGCGGAAATATTGAATAAATCTGTGAAAAAATACGGCACTGTCATCGATGCGATTGTGGGGATGGATGCCCGGATCGCTGATCTGGAGCAAACCATTAAGGGCATGCGGGATGAATAACGGTTGGATCAAAATATGAGTATAAGCAACTGTTTCCACATTTTCAGCATAGAAAAACGCCAGACTTATGATTGGCTACTCAATAAACATTACGCTAAGAGAATCCCGAGCATTTCTTTTTCTTTTGGTCTGTACGATGAAAAATATATTTTGAAGGGGGTTACGACTTTTGGGAAACCAGCAAGCCCAAATTTATGTGATGGTGTTTGTGGTAAAGAAAATTCTAAATATGTGTATGAACTAAATAGATTATGTATAAATGACGGATTGCCTAAAAATACGCTTTCATATTTTGTTGCCAGTAGTTTAAAACTTTTACCGCCGTTAATAATTGTATCTTATGCCGATGTTGCACAAAATCATAATGGATACATTTATCAAGCAACTAATTGGATTTATACAGGCAAAACAAAGGAGAGGACGGATATAGGAAGTGAAAATGGGACACATGGTAGGCATTATGATAAAAATATTGATTATTCAAAAAATAGAAAATTAAGAAGTAGCAAACACCGTTATATAAGTTTTACAGGGAGTAGAAAACAAAAGAAATACTGGCGAAGTTGTTTGAAGTATAAAATATACGATTACCCTAAGGGTGAAAATATAAAGTACGATGCAAGATATACCCCAAACACTCAGGAACTCCTAAAATTAGTGATGGATTGAAATTATGAATAACGACGAATTCAGAAAGTTTCGCAGTGATTTGTGGTCTGATGCCATGGAGTTGTCAGACCTGAAAAGTATTGAGTACACAATATCTAATGATGACAAACTGTACAATTTTAAGCATGTGGCCGATAGGATCGGAATCACTCCGCAACAAGCCACACTGGTATATATGCTTAAACATATTGATGCAATGTGCAATGACGCTAAGACCGGGAAAACATACTCTGATGAAACTATTAGGTCACGCTGTATGGACCTAATCAACTATGCAACACTTTATGCAGCACTACATACCGAGGAAACAAACCATGAAAATAACATTGAACCAAATCGAGATGGAACTGGCAGCCCTGGCAGGGATGGGGCGCATGATGTCCAACAAGAAAAGTGGAGTGATCTCAAGCAGCAAACGTAAGCTAGATCCCGATGTAAATGGCGTTGGCGGTGAAATCGCTGTTTGTAAATATTTCAATCGCTACCCCGACCTGACAATAGGACCGCATCGACGCGGTTATGATTTAAAAGTAAAAGGCCAACGAGTCGATGTAAAAACTACAACATATAACCCAGGGTATTTGCAAGCCCAGATCAATAAAAAGATCCAGGACTGCGATATCTATATCCTGGTCTATGCCGAAATCCCGCACTTTGAAATTATGGGCGGGTCCCGTAGCTCTGATTTTATACAGCCATTTAATATAAAAGATGTAGGATATGGCGATAAGTATACACTGGAAGCATCCCAGCTTCGAGCACTGGAAGAATTATTTGTATGAAGTCACACGGAAAAGGCCGTCTTGGCGAATTGGCGGTCAGGAAGAATCTTATAGCGCAAGGATATAAAGTGTATATCCCTGAGGTGGACAATGAACAAGTTGATTTAATTGTGGAGCAGGAGAATGGACAGTTTCGCAGAGTACAGGTTAAGACTGTTCTGAAGCAAAAGACCTCCACCAGTCTTGAAGTGAATATGATTAAATACCAAAAGACAGGACGCGTCGATGTGGTTGCAGTCTACTATGCGCCAAAAGATATGATCGCTTATGTGCCTTATGAAAACCAGAACTCCATTAACCTGGCACTCACAACCGGCAAGAACAACCAGCGGAAAGGCCGGAACTGGTTTTATGAGTATGAACGATTCCCGGAGTTTAGCTGATGAAAGACCACTACGCAGGCAGTGTTGCATTCGACAACCATAATGATGTTTGGCAAGACGAAACCATTATCGCGTTTTCATTTAAAGAGCTCGTAAAAGACATGAAAGAATTAATGACCAGGCGGCGCAATAGTGAAGTGTTTTTTGCTGCTGTAGTGCGGGATGGGAAAGAAATTGATATAACAGAGCGAGTTAGAGTTGCAGTTCAATAAAATACATAACGAAGACTGCTTTAATACTATGGCTAAGATGCCAGATAATTCAGTTGACCTGGTGGTGACTTCACCGCCATGGAATGCTAAGAAGAATTATGGCAATTATAGCGATGACAATAAGCCAGATTATGAAACCTGGCTGTGCCGGTTATGCTTTGAAATTGAACGCATTACCAGTAACGCAGCATACATCTTTATGTCTCAGGAACATATGTTCACTTTAAAAGATTCATTAAAGCATTTTAAACAATGGCTGTTCTACCATCGCAAGAACTTCGGTACAGCCAGTTATCTGCGCAGTCCATGGATAAAAACAATCACACCGGTGGCTATGAGTGTTATAAATAATGAAATGCATATGGAAAATTATATGCATGGTATCAAAACTATGGATCTACTGGTTGGCGTTAATCCGCAATCCGATTATATAAAGAATAAAAGACTGCATCCTGCGCAAGACCCCATTGAAGCCTATCTGCCATTGGTGGCCAGGACACCTTGTAATTTGGTTTATGACCCATTTATGGGCTCTGGGACACTGGCAGTATGTGCTGTTAAACTTGGGAAGAAATGGATTGGCAGTGAAATAAACTCAGAATATGTGGCTATGGCAAATAAAAGAATCAGCACAGCCAAACAACAAACAGAATTATTTATACAACAAGAAACACTAGATGTCTGATGCCGATAACAAAACACCACCGCAAGAAGTATCCGAATTCAGAATGGGTCAGGCGCAGGAACATACGCCGAGCAGCGGCCAGGCAAGCGTTAAAACAAGACTCATCCGGCANCGCCGGTGGCTACGGTGGCTTCCAAGCCAAGTACGGACGCAGTCCATTCGCCACCACCAAAGAAGAAGCCAAGAAGCTTCTGGGCAGGAATCAAAAATGTTTTTGCGGGTCGGGGAAGAAATACAAAAAGTGCTGCTTAATAAACCGTTAATGACAAAAGAGCATTGGCGTAATGATGCTAGAATGGCTGATAAGTCTATTTTTGTGTGTCCACAGTGCGGTAAGTGCTGGGAAATAATTACTTATTCCACCGGGAAAAAAGCTGGGAAAAGACGACACATTCCGCAATATTATGGCAACTTTGTGAAGTACGGGAAAGAAAAAAAGATATGCCCAAGGTGCAAATAACAGAAGAAACCATTTTAAACCTGGAAGCTGAAATATTGAAACTCCAGAAAAAAATCAATCAACTGGAGTCAAAACTAACTATAGCCGATAGCTTGATCCGGCAAGTGTATGGATCGCTGGGGCAATACCTGGATCATATCCAAACTGCGCTGGAAGCGTATATGACAAGGAGTGATTCGTGATCCCAACAGCTAGAGGCAGTAACATGTCCAGGAAGGACATTATCGAACTGTACGAATGGCTGTTGAAGACCGGCAAAATACAAGAAGGCGGCGCAGCACATACCAGGTTAAAAGAATTAAAGCTTTTACGCGGGAAAGTGTTTAATAATCCGCACAAAAAGGAGAAAAAATGATGTTCATACTAGACATAGCCACCTGGATCGCTAACTTACTTATACTCGGGATCGCACTGGTAGTCTGGGCTGTTGGTATACTGTTGGGGATTATGAGCATCGGCATAATAAAAGAAATAATTGACAAATTTATAAACCAATGGAGACAACATGGCTAGAACAAAACTACATGGACAAAAGTACATATTAAAGGACGGGTCCCGTGCCCAGTCCGTCACCACAATAATAAGCCAGAACCTGGGATGGAATAAACAAGCACTCCTGGGCTGGACCAAGCGCACCGCTATCGCAGGAGATGACCCTGACCTGGTGATGCAGGATGCCGGGGATATCGGCACCCTGGTACACATATTAATACAAGGGCATCTGCAAGGCTTCGATGTGGATACCGGTGACTTCACCCGCAACCAGACCGAAAAAGCGATGGTGGCGTTTGCTGGATACCTGGAGTGGATCGGTAAAACCAAATTCATCCCAATGAAAAAAAATGGCAAAGTGGCCTGCGAGATCAGCCTGGTCAATGAGGACCTCCGCACCGGCGGCACCGTAGACTGCATCGGTACACTCGATGGTGAAGTTATTGTAGTAGACTGGAAAACTACGAAAGGTACCGTGGTGTACCCGGAAATGATGATCCAATTAGGCGCATATACATATCTAATAGAATCTGCCAAACCAACCGCCAATATTGAAAGAGGCATGATAATGCGATTCGATAAAGAGTCCGGCCAGTTNCACCAGCAAATGATTTCCAGGAAAAAACTGGATGCGGGAGCCCAGGCATTCAAACACCTGTGCCACCTGGCTAAAATCAAAAAAGAACTTTGATCCGACCGGAAGACATATTTGGAGAAATCCGGGGGAACCGTGCGCAGTGTCCAGCCAAAGACCGGCCCATGGACTGCGATGGTGAAAAACGTAAACAGGGCCCAGTACAGATAAATGAAACCTATGCACACTGTCATGTGTGCACAGGGCACTGGTCATTTGAGGAGAAAAAGCGCACTGGGCCCTCTGTTGTGCCGCCACCCAAGGTTACCCCGCCTACCAGGAAACAGATCAGTGCCGCGGTTAAGAAAAGCGCGTACAGCGATGCCAGGAAACAGTTCCTGGATCACTCAGATACAATATTAGAAGAACTAAGCCTGCCATGGAATGAAACCGCGCATGATGATATATATGGTGTGGGGGTCCGGCGGGATAGGGAAAAGAATCTACAACTAGTGTTCAAGATCAATGACAATCATGTCAAGTATCACAAGGGCACACAGTTCGGCGATAAGAAGTGCAAGGTATATCCAAATCCCAGTTACCTCGGTCCGCATACCACCTTGTACCTTGTCGAAGGTGAAAAGGACGCTATCACCGCCAACTGTCATGGCGTACCGGCAGTTACATTTACTACTGGTGCCGGTGCGCTGCCCTTGGACCTGGCTGGGATCGATAACTATGAAAACCTGGTTATCTGCTACGACAATGACGATCCAGGCAAGGAAGGAGCTCGCAAGATTGCGCGAGCACTGTATAAAAAAATGCAGCAGATAAAAATATTAAATTTCAATGGCGCACCAGAAAAATATGACATTACCGATTACTTTATGAATCATACTAAGGATGAGTTCCTGTCACTGGTGGATGAAGCACCCGTATTCGGCCGATCTCCCGTGGACCTGGGCGGGATGCCTGCATATAGCCCCAGTGAATTCGCAGATAAATTCAAGGACCCACCCAAAATGGTGGTGGATAGCCTGCTGTATGACCAGGACATCCTGTGCCTGGCCGGGAGTACTAATGTGGGTAAATCAGTCTTTGGACTGCAACTGACTACTTCCCTGGCCATGGGGGTGCCGCTCATGGGACAGTTCAAGATCCCCAAACCTAAGAAAGTGCTGCATGTGCAGTTCGAGCTCAAAGATGAAGCTTTTGCAGGACTGTTGAAAGCTACTTCCAACCACATTATGGATGAATACCCCGTGGAAGCACCACGGTTTGAGAAGAACTGTACGTTTTTAAGCAGCGGCCAGCGGGACCTGTTTACCGATAAGTATGAACAGATCGAAGCTAATCTGATGTTTAAACAGTATGATGTGCTCGTGATCGATAACCTGTATACATCCACGGATGTGGATATATCACGAAATGATAAACTAACCGACCTTATACGGCGAATCGTTAACCTTAAAAAAGAATATAATGTGGCTATGGTGATGATCAGCCATCATAAGAAAACAGACGCACCGGCACCACTGGATATTGCGCAAATCCTGGGCGGTACATCGTATACCAATCATATGGACTTTATTGCGCAGTTTGCGAATACGAAACGGGCTGAAGGAATCAAGGTGATGAAGATTACTAAAGTCAGGGCGCATAGCTCATTCCATAATATGCCGCTGGCACTGAAGCTGCATAACTATAAAGATGATGACAACAAACAACACCTGTACTTCCAGTACCTGAAGCCACTACCCAAAAATGAAATGTTCTGGTACGCCGATCCAAAAGAATCGGATGAGGAACGAGTACTTAAAGCTATACCAACTGAAAGTAACTTTAGCTGGGAACAATTCCAGGCCGCGCTGGAAGCCACGCTTAATTTGACCAGCCAGCAAACTGCGTATAACTGGCTGGATAAAATGATCGATCAAGGACTGATTAGTAAGATCGAACGAGGCCATTATCGCAAAATTAGTACTGAAATTGATGCAATCTTTGATTAGGCCCTGGCACCCTGGAACGTGGAATAACTGGAATAAGTGGAAAAGTTATTCCACTGTAAAAAAAAAAATGGAAAAGATTTTTAGAGAGGTATTCCAGTTTTTCCAGCTTTTCCACTTCTAGGGCCCCGAGGTGGATTTTATACCAAAATGCGAATTATCGGACCAAAATGATAAAACCTGTGTTTACGCCAGTGAACATGATAATGAAACACATTGCGGCCTGCTGATTGAATGGCTACCGGAAGACACCAGAGTTAAAAATTTGACCCAGTGTACAAACACTATGTACACCCGGCAGCGACTCAGCTTCCGGCTCCATATGTACAAAAAATACCCGGAGCTAAAATATAAAAATACCCCGGAGTGAGAAATAAAAATCGCCGAAAATTCGCGAAAAAAGGCCTGAAAATTTCGCAAAAAATCGGTTTTTTATTTTTGGCCAACCTGGCAGCCTGGCGAAATGTACAGATTTGATACAGTGAAACCAGGCCAAAAAAACCGTAAAAAACCGGGCCAAAAAACCAGTAAAAAACCAGGCCAGCCAGCCAGGCCAGGCCAGCGGGCCCCATGCCAGAAAACAGCCAAAAAACCAGGCCAGGCAGCCAGGACCAAACCAGGGCAGGCCGGCAGGCTTGCAATTTTGCGCCTAAGATCCTGGCTTTTCTGCTTTTCAGGACAGTAGCCAGGCAAACAAAAAACCGGCCTTAATGGCCTTTTTTAGTGCTTTCTGGCCTGGCCTGGTGTGCAGGAAACTTTTTTAATGGGGTTATTTTAGCTCTGACAGCCTTTTTTCAGGCCTGGCCTGTACTGGGTATGGGTAAAAAAAAAGGCCTGTTTCCAGGCCTTTTTTAGGGGTTGGCTGTGCTCTAGTTTATAGGTTCTATGGTGTCATAAGCTTTGCAAGTACCTTCCGCTATATCTATAATGAATTCCTTGGCACAGTTCCAAGGATCAATGTATATAGTTTTAGGCTTTGTTAACCAATAGCGGCCCTTGCTACTGGCAAAGTTTATTTGTATCGATACTCCGAAAATATCGAATGCAATCCAATTTTTATCCTTGCGAATATCTATAGTTTCAAAACCGTTTTCTATGTTTTCAATCATTATTTGATCTCCTTTTTTTTGAATGTTTTCATCCTGCGGGCTGCCCTGGCTGTAAATCTTGCGAAAAGCCAAGAAAAAAGCAGCAACCCAGGCAGCCAGGACAAAACAGGCCATTAGTAGTATTTCTTTCATTA